ATGAACATTACCAAAGCAATCCATAACTATGCTCGCCGCCGTGGAATCGAACTTCAACTCGAAGATGAGCAGGTTAGATTCTGGGAGATAGAACAAGATTGTGAATGGATGTTCAGCTATTCGATTGCTCAATGTGGTTGCTTGTTCTGGAAAGGTAATGTGTATCTTCCTCGCGATATTAAAGAAGAACTTCCGGCGATGATTGGCACCGATAAGAAGTTAAAGGAAGTCTTAGATTTTATCTACAAAGAGTTTATTAGCAAGAAGTAATTTCTAATTTGGTGGGTGCAATTCCCACCGCTTTTTAAATGGAGAATCAAACATGTTAGCTTTTATCTCATTCGTGGGAGGTAGTCTCACAACTATGATCAGCCTTTCTTATATTGTCGTTAGTATGGGGTGAGCAATGAAACAATTTCATGATGGCATTTCATCTAAGACATTCAAGAAAGAATATAGCGGATTGTGTATTAACTGGATTGATTTGATTGGTGCGGTTGTGTTTGGTCTGGTAATCAGCATCAACTTTTAACGATATAAATATATCGTAATTCAGATAACAAGAGGAAATTCTACTATGAAAATTAGGTTTGCGTGTGATATTGATTGGATTAAAAACAGTAGTCGTTCAATATCACCTAGTGTATTCGAATCTCGCATAATCGCTCTGTGTAAAGAAATTAACTATGAATTTCTTGGATTCTATGGTGAGTGGAAAGGGATTAAAACAAAACTTGTTCTAAAATGTAGTGAGGGGCATGTTTATAATTCTGCCACAATCGATGGATTTATTGGTTCTGGGCGTCGTTGTCCTGAGTGCAAAAAGATTAATCTGGTAAAGAAAAAAATTCGTGCAATCTCTCCCGAAGAATATACGCGACGTCTTAATGATGTATGCCTAGAAGATGGTTATACATTCATTGGATTCTATGGTGAGTGGAAAGGTAACGAGACAAAAGTAATCATGCGGTGTCCTCATGGTCATGAATATAACACAGCCACTATAAACAGCTTTCTATGTGGTATTCGTTGTCCTGAATGTAAGCGAGACAAGCTAATAGCACGAAATACAATTTCTATTGAAGAGTATAACGAAAATATAGAAAATATGTGTTCGTCTATCGGTTATGTTTATCATGGTATTGTTGGAGAATGGAAAGGGTATAACACTAAAATATCCCTTACTTGTTCGGCTGGTCATACATTCAAGACGGCATCTATTAGAAGTTTTCTGTATAATGGTAGCCGTTGTCCTTGTTGTGCAAGTTACGGTTATAACGTGGCTAAAGCTGGTTATCTATATGTACAGCACGTCACGGGCGAAGTTGAAGCCATTAAATTTGGAATCACCAACCGAAAACCGGAACAGCGAATGAGACAGCACATCAACCGTTCAAAGCTGAATCATGAACTTGTGTTCTCTATGAAATTTGAAGACGGGCAAAAGGCGCTGGATGTAGAAACGAGAATTAAGCAGATCTGGAAGGGGAAGACCGGATATGTTTCAAGAGAGTTAATGGAAGATGGTTTTACAGAAACATTACCAGCCGAAATTATGAACGTTTTTTTAAAAGATGTTAAATCGATGTGCAATCTTGCTGTAATGAATATTAGCCTCGCCTAGCGCGGGGCTTTTTACTATGGGGTTATTATGAAAACTAAGTTGTATTCATATATCCGCTTCTCGTCTATGAAGCAAGCGGATGGTAGTTCTTATGAACGCCAGAAGAGAACAGCGAAAGAGATAGCCGCAAAATATGATCTTGAGCTAGTTACAAGCTATCAGGATTTTGGTGTATCTGCATTCAAAGGGGCTAACAGTAGAACAGGTGCACTATCTCGCTTTCTGGATGAGATTGGTCGATCTGTTCCGGTTGGTAGCTGGCTGGTTGTGGAAAACTTGGACCGTATCTCTCGCCAATCCATCATTGAAGCACAAGAGCTATTTCTCTCGATCATACGTAGGGGAATAACCATTGTCACTGGTATGGATGGGAAAGTGTATAGCCGCGAATCGGTTAATGCTAATCCCATCGATTTACTATTGAGTGTCATGTTGTTTGCGAGAGCTAACGAGGAAAGCCAGACTAAGCGCAATCGTACTAACTCAAGCGCACTGATTAAGATTAAGTCGCATCAAGAAAATCCCCAGAATCCGGCAGTGGCAATCGAGGAAGTTGGGAAGAATATGTGGTGGACGGATACCACTTCCGGTTATGTGTTGCCTCATCCTACATACTTCCCTGTTGTTCAGGAGATTGTGGAATTACGGAAGAATGGACGTTCAACCGCCGAAATACTGGATCACCTTAACGAGACATATGCACCACCACCAGCAGTAAGCAACAAGAAGCATTCAAAATGGTCACGGGCAATGGTTGAAAGGTTGTTTCATACCCGCGCTTTGATTGGTATCAAGGAGGTCTCTGTCGATGGTGTTAACTATGAGTTAAAGGATTATTACCCTCGTGTTATTGATGATGCTACGTTCTATCACCTTAAGAAAAATATTGGTGCTAGAGCATGGAACTTTGGAGACAAGGAAGAAGTTAAACCGATCCCCCTGCTTAGTGGTATTGGCCTATTGAAATGTGATCATTGCGGTTGCGCTATGGTTAAAGTGAAGGGAACGAACAAACGTTCTGACCAGTATCGTTATACATGTGATGCGACCCGTTCACGTAGACTTGATTGCGAGCATCCAAACTGGAGTTTTCGAGGTGATCAATTAGAGAAAGCTGTATTGCAATTGCTGGCTGATAAAATCTGGATTGCTGAGGACAAGGCTAATCCGGTTCCGGCGTTGAAAGTACAGGTTGATGAAATATCACGCAAGATTGATAACCTGATTGCCCTTTCTGCTATGACAGGAGCAACGAAGGAGCTAGCCGATCAGATTACTACCCTCAATAGCGAGCGTGAAACACTCTACAATCAGATCAAGATGGCAGAAGAGGAAATGTATTCTGTTGACTCTCAAGGCTGGGAGAAGCTCGCAGAATTTGATTTAGAAGATGTTTACAACGAGGAACGACTAAAGGTCCGGTTTAAGATTAAGCAAGCTCTAAAGCGGATCGGGTGTAGCAGGATTGACAGAAACAAAAACTTGTTTGTACTGGAATACATCGATGGAAAGACCCAGAGAGTTGTAATAGAAAATTCAAGAGGAACGAGGAAAGGACAAATCTTTGTCGATTTGAAAACTATCAATGATAGGCAGATTCTGGAGAGTAACGGGCTTGTTCTGCATCCATGTTTAGACATGCTGACAGATAAGAACTGGAAACCAGAAGAGGAAATACCAGGTCCATTACAGGAATTTGGAATTTAAGCGGCCTAAATCGACGTATAACGAGCTAAAACAGTTAAGGGGTACATTCGTACCCCTTTTTAATTTAATTGCATTAGAGAGCGTTTAAGAGAGTATTAAAGTATTCATCCATTAAATCAGGATTGTTGTCATCAATACAGAAAAATTCCGGTTTATTGATGCCGTAGAAGTGAGTATGTAGCTTGAATGTATCGTCATCAAATACATCTTTCGGAGATACCCACATATTAGCCTCGTCCGGTTGATTGGTTAGGTAGTCATAAACCAGTTGCTGTAAGTGCGGCAACTCATCAATAGTCAGAGTTTCCGACCATCCATCCTTGAAATCTTTGTAGGGTGCTGCATGAGTCTTGAAGCGTTGTTTTACTTCATGCTCTAAATCGGCAGCTTTCCAACCATCCTCAAACTCATGAGTAAAGATTAAGCGGTGAGTGAAGTTGCTCTTTCTGGTTTGTTCTCTCATTCGTTCTTCTGGTTTTCGGGTAGTGATTCCAAATTTAATAAATTTGTCATCTAATAATTGAATGTAGAAACTAGCCTTACCCTGATAAGTCCGGTTAGACAGTTGCACCAGTTGGTCTTTAATGCAAAGCGGACAAGTGAAAGAATCAGCACATCTTAAATGAGATTCCCATTCGTGGTTATGTGACTTGCAATAGGTTTTAAATTTAACATCCTTTAGGTGTGGGGTGTTTATGGTAAATCCTTTGAAGATGTAAGGTGTAGTCTCGCAACGTGCATTGATGATTGTCTCTTTGTCCTTAATAACTTCATCAAAAGTCTTGCCACTTCTTACCCGTTGGGATTTTTCAGCCATACAGATTTTACAATCAAAATCAAAATCATCCTTGAGAGCATGTAATAGAGATGGCGTCATGATTTGATTGTGTATAGGACACAAAACACGGGCTTTTGTCTTGTTGCGCCCTTTCCATTCTCCTTGCCATCCTAGAAACTTCTTTCCCTTCTCATTACAACGAGATTCCATTTTCAACCATACAGCCTTTTCAGTCTGGAATAACTCACCCCCGTTAGTATCTTCCAGTTTGCGTAATTTGTAGTCCTTATATTCTTGTGTATCTAAATTGTAGATTCGAAAGTAAGTGTGATTACCCTTCCACGGTAGGATAAATCCACCAAATACGAAAGCAGGTTCCAGTTTAGCGATGATTCGTTGTTGGTACTCTTCCGGCGATAAACCGCGAGTTTTCTTAACAAAAGGAATTTCGGCAGCGTAAGCAAGTTTCATAGTAGTTTCCTCTAAAATAATAAGTTCACTACTATTTATTAGAGAAAATTGTCTTACTATTGCATTCTCTATCTGAATGTGTATAATACGCGACCCTAAATCCCAAACCAACCATATTGAGGTTATGCCTATAAGTTAAAAAAGTGAGGTCTATATGATTCCAGTAATGGCTAAAGATATTGTTTTTACTCCTAAATCCTCCCGTGCTGTAACTCCATCGGCATTAGAACAACGCATTCTGACTCACATCAAAGATAAGGACTTACCATTAGTCTTTCATGGCTTTCTGGGTGAGTTTAAAGGGCTTCATTCAAGAATTGCTCTAACATGTACCCGATGCGGTAATAGAGCCGACAAATCAGCTACTAACCTGCTTAATGAAGGTAAACGATGTGTTTGCTTCAATAGTGACTACTTTCAATATAAAGCGGGTGTGCCTTATCTCTATGTAATGAAGTCTGGGGATATTGGTAAATTTGGTGTTACAAAGTCAATCATCAAGCGACGTGTTAATCTGGGTGTACGCAATCCCGGTCATAACTTTGATATTGTCTTTGCTGGTGAAATGCCATCAATGAAACATGCTTTAGCCACTGAAAGAGCAATAAAGAGATTACTGGATGTGGGTATAGGCGGGATTGAATACGGCAAAACTGAAACATTCCACTACTGCAATAAATCACTAAACAATATAAAGAATATTGCAAGTGTGGAGTGGAACTAATGCAAGATATTAAAATTCATTTTCAAGATTACAGTTTCGTTAAGGTTGATTGCTCTCCTTCTATCGGAATGGAATTAAGAGATTATTTCTCTTTTGAGGTTGAAGGGGCTAGGTTTAGCCCCCGATACAAGTATTCAGGCTGGGATGGACGAATAAGACTGTTTACGCATGAGAATACCCTACCAATTGGACTATTAAAAACGTTGGGTGTCTTTGTTAAAAATATGGGGTATTCAGTCTGGATTGACCCGCGATTGCTTGAGAAGGAAGATGTAACCAAAGAACAGATTGATTCATGGATTGATTCTTTAGAAGTGTATTCCGGTAGCAATAAAATCAATCCTTACTGGTATCAGCGTGAAGCAGTCTTTCAGGGTATTCATAATCGCCGTAGAATGCTGGTTCTTCCTACCAGTGCGGGTAAGTCATTGATTGCTTGTATGCTGTCTCGTTGGTACTTAGAGCATTACACCGGAAAGGTGTTAATCATTGTCCCGACTACATCGCTAGTGGTTCAAATGAGGGATGATTTCATCGATTATCGGTTATTCCCTTATGAAGCAATCCATACAATGATGAGTGGTAGCGGGAAACATCCGGGAGACAGGTTAATCACGGTTAGTACCTGGCAATCAGCTTGCAAGATGCCTCCTGAATGGTTCAAACAATATGGAATGTTGATAGTTGATGAATCGCATAAGGCTAGTGCCAAAAATATTACCAATATCATTAACGGAATGAATCATTGCCAATTTAAGATCGGCATGACTGGTTCCCCGAAAGAATCAAAGTGCCATTTAATGCAGTATGTCGGGCTTTTCGGTGATATTTCCAAGATCGTGAGTATTGACCGCCTGATGGAAGAAGGGCAGGTGACAAAACTGAAAATTAACTGTCTTTTCCTTCGTTATACCGATGAGGAATGTAGCGCGGTTAAGGGGAGAGAATATGCGGAAGAGATCAAGTATATTACATCTAACCCACGACGTAATAAGTTTGCTTGCAATTTGGCGCTAAAACTCGCTAAGAAGGGCGAAAACGTATTCCTGATGTTCCGCAATACTAAGCACGGAAAACTTATGTATGACGCGTTACAGAAGGTACACGACAAGGTTTATTATATTGACGGTGGAGTTAAGACAGAAGAACGTGATGAATTTAAGAAAATGGCGGAGGGTGACACCGGGATCATTTGTGTTGCGTCTTATGGTGTGTTCTCTACTGGTGTTTCAATTAAGAATTTGCACCATGTTATTTTCGGTCATCCAGTGAAGGAATCAACTATCGTTCGTCAGAGTATCGGTCGTGCATTGCGTAAACATGGTTCTAAGGATATTGCAACGGTCTGGGATCTTATAGATCATCTGTGTATATTCGGTCGTAACGGAAAAATCAAGCATAAAAATTATGCGGTAAAACATGCACTTGAGAGAATCCGCTATTATCTAACCGACAAGTTCAGATATGCAACTAAAACAATTGCTATATAACAAAAAAGCGCCCACTAGAGGCGCTTTAATTTTATCCATTCCATCGTGATTTTTTCGATCTGGAATCGATATGCGTAAAGGTTTTATATTTGCCTAAGCCGTATTGAGTAGGATATTTCCCATCAAGATAAGCATGGACAATATCAGGGGAGACACCCTTGATCACAATGTCAGCCGCACGGCCTCGAACGTGATAGCTGTTGGTTGCACCGCCTACATTCTTGTTATGAGTTGGGCAACGGTTCCCACTGTTAATAATTACTGGTTTCCCGAAGTGTTCGCGTACATCCTCAAGAATTACCAGTAATTCAGCGTCGATTGTATCATAATCACATTTTCCACATTTACATTTAAATTCCTTGCGAGAAAAATGTTTGCTTAACATATTACCCCCTTAGATCATTTCGAAGATATAACCAATAAAGCGCATACCCTTGATATAATAAGGAGCAGTGCCTACACACACCGCGCGTGCATCACCCAGACAGTTAAAGCTATAAGGATTAACTACATCGACTTCTTGCCCGACACGAAAACGATACTTAGGACGTTTAGCCAATGTAGCGACACAAAACACGGTCCCTTTTTCATGATCGCGGATACATTCTTTATATTGTTTATGTTTAACTCTCTTCGCCTCAAAATCATAGGTCATTGATTCTGGGCTAATGCCATTAATAAAAATACCGGAAAGCTGATCGACCGGATAAGTAGGAAATTCAGTGAAAATATTTTTAGCCATGTTATACCCCCATAAGATTCTATGAGGGTATTTATGGATTAAACGTATTTCATGCGCGATTTAATGTGCTTATTAATGTTCTTAAGCATCATTTCCTCGTTGCTTTCCCACGATCCTAGCGTCGAATAACGAGTAGAAATTTTATCCGATTTAACGGCAACAATTCGCTTACTCTGTTTCTGGATGCGTTTCTCTAAGCGACGTTTTGCCACCGCCGATCCATTCCTAGCGCGTTTGGTTCGGGATTTCTTAGGCTTGTACTTCTTCATGATAAAAGTCCCTTCCTTGTTCTCTACCTTGATGAAGTTGCCGTTTTCGATGTTACGCATCATCTTACCGCCTTTGATGGCCTTAATGTTCCCGTGGGAGTCTAAGACCTTACCGTTGGCGATTGGAACTAGCTTATTGATTTTGCCCCCATCGAAATAGTGTTTCAGATAGTCGTCCTGACTGCCGATCTTCTTGTCCTTATCCCTTGCGCCCTTGATGAAGATTTGGTGTCTGGTCCCTGATCGGTTCTTGTAGTTGGTATTACCTACAGCTTGCTGAGTCCAGCGAGTAGGTCTATCAACATTCTTGTTAATCTTCTTCTGGAGTGCTCTGGAAGCAAAGATCGCCCCTTCCCCTAGTGCCCTTTCGAATGTATCGGTTGCCTTTTCAGACCATTGCCGTAACGCTTTCTTAGTCCTTAGAGCGTTTCGTTTATTGGTACTGGTTGCCATGTTAGCCCCCTAATAACGAAAAGACCCCCGCCAGTGTCCTTAGCAATTGTTCATCCACGGTCATAGCCGGGAGTTCAAGCCCAAAGGACGTTAGCAGAGGTCTAATTGCTACGTTATAAGTGAGGGCGATAATCAAGAGATAACCAAAATATTTCTTAAGTTTATTCTTCATATATTCACCCCTTTATTATTATTTTTGTCTGAGTAAATCGATAACTTGGTCAAATTTAGCGTCCATAGCAACCACTTTCTTTTCTATACCGTGAAGGGTTTGTTCCATGCGATAAACTCTCTCGGCGATCTGGTCATGGTTACTTTGCATTGTTTCAAACTTCTGATTAAACAATGCATCATTGGACTCTAATTTCGACAATCTATTTTCAGTTGCTAATTGATTTCGGTGAAGTCTCCATAATCCACCGCAAATTAAGGCGATAACACCGATACCGCCATATATAATTTCAGTCATTACGCCCCCGATATTTTTATATAGTTTAATGGCAGAATTATTTAGATAAAAATAATCCCGCCTAACTCAAAAGAATTAAGCGGGATTAATTATTAAAATTAAATTTTTAAGAAACAGTAATACCGGTAGTGGCTTTTTTAGTTACCATTACAGTTAAATCACTGATCCATGTGCTAGGCGTCCAGTTGTTGATTGCGCTTGATTGCACTTCAAAGGTCAAGGTCACAGCACCTTTACCCGCTGGCATATCAATAACACCTGAGTAAAGACCAGTATTACCGCCATACGCCCTATTATACAACTCTGACCCATTCTTACGAACAATAAGGCGACAGGTGTCGTAATAGGTATTATTGTTCGACCCTTCACGCGCTCGCAATCCACCAAAACTAATTGCCGGAATAACGATTTGACGATCGAACTTGTGATCATCTTCAACGCGAACAGTGACCGTACCCTGTGGATAACCAGCATAACCAGTATCAACGTTAACATCACGATGCGGGAACTTACGTCCAATCACCTTAACGAAATCACCCTTAACCTGAGTAGCTTCGAGCATACCCTTAATAACACAGCTAGAGTTAATCGTGACGTTGTTCAGAGTACCAGAATCAGCAGTGATATTACCTTTAACGGTTGCATTCATGAACGTAGCGGACCCGTTCTTGTTGATATGCCATCCGGTCGATCCGTTCCAGTTGGAAGACTGGATATAGTTACCGATTTTAGCGTTATCAATTGCACCGTTTACGATCTTCGCGTTAGTGATTGCCCCGTCCTGAATCTTCGCGCTGTTAATTGCAGCATTGCCGATTTTAGCCGTGGTAATCGCCGCATCATTAATCTGGGCTGTACCAATTGCAGCATTACGAATCATCGCATTATCGAGATAAACCTTGTTACCTTCGATACCAAACGGGCATACTTCCGATCCGTTCTGTGGAGCTACCGCGATTTTATCAGCATTAAAGATGATTCTCGTCGGTTGCGCCGGATCGTTGGTTGCGCTCATGTGAATACCAGCCACGCGACCATCTGCATTAACTGCCAGATTGTATTTGCTGTTAATGGTTCCTTTCAAAGCATCGATTTTTACATCTGCTTCCTGATTCACACCAGCAATCTTGCCATCCATTTCTACCCGAACTTGATCAATCTTACTTGCGCTTGCTGCCTCACTGGTAGCAATAGCTTGTTTCAGGGTAGTAGCAGATGCGCTAACTTCTTTGGTGATATCGCCTTTCAGTTCAGCTTTAACCTGATCAATCTTAGTTGCACTGGCTTGATCACCAGAGACAATAAGACTCTTTAAGGTATCGGCTGAGGCTTGCACCGTCTGCCCTGTTTCGGTAGTGATTTGCTTATGCATTGCATCAATTTTAGCATCGGCATTAGCGCCAGCTTGAGCAATAGCATCCGCGATAGTTTCATCTAAGCGGTCTTGTAAACCAATCAGGTCTTCCAGTGCTTCTTTGTCCTGATCGTCCCAGCTAATGGTAGATTTCATTTGCATGAAATACGGTTCAGACCAAACAGCATCATCCATACCGAAAATATCGTAGTGAGCACCACGGATATAATAATCACCGTCTGCCAAATCAAAGGAAGTATGGCTAACACTATTCGTGCTTACCGCCCTTGCATCGGAGAAAGTGTTATCGGTTGCATACTGGATGATTGACCCTGCATAGTCATGTTCTACGTCATCCGCCCAGCTAACAAACGCAGTATTAAAGCCACCACGCGCACTAAAACCTTTCATTGGCTTATGTTGTGGGTTGATAGCCACTAAACGCGCTGGGGCGCTCTCTGAGTTGTTATAGCCCTTAGCCGATACTTCTACCGTCAGTTGACGCGAAAGGCCGTTAAACTGGTTCATATCAAGCGTATAAGTCCATGATTCAGGATCGCGGGTACGGTACTGAATAGACTTACCAGCCTTGTTAGTCACCTTGATAATGTATGCTTCAAACAGGTCACTAAACTTGTTAGTTTCACCGTTGATCTCAACATCTAAGCCTTGCTGGTTTTCCCATTCGATAATCAGATCATTACCTTCGAAAGTTCCTGGCGTGCTACCCTGATTTTTGATTCGAATAACCGGAGTCGGCAATTCATAGGTAACAGTCGGATTCTGGTTAATCAGTTCTACCCAATCGGATCGAGCGATGATACCGAAAGCACAAACTCGGTAATCATAAGAGCGATCTTTAGCCAGTGCGTTGACACTGAAAATTTGCTGTGAAGTCTGTCCCAGCTTAATCCAGTTAGGCGATCCACTTACACGGTAATCAATCTGGAAACCGTAGCGGTTAAAATCTTCCGGTGCGTCCCATGTCAAAGTTACGTTTTTACCGTGGATTGTCTCACCAGTTGCCTTAATTCTGAAATTAGTCGGTTTCTGTACTGTCATTGAATCCGGTAAACCGCTTGGTCGGTTGTCTGGGTTAGCCGCATAGTTCAGGTCAGTATAAACCTGAGAATTATATTCTGTGGCAGTGATAGTCATCATCCCAGCAATACCAGAATCAATCGAGCGATCAATTGCAGTAATACGCCATAAGGAATTATTCAGCTTCAATTCATCATAGGTTACGCTGATAACGTCCCAAACTTCGGCAGTGAATGCGTCAGTAGTCATAAAGCTGATAACCTGAGTGATACGAGATTTATTTCGTTCAATGCTCGCAAGTTTATCAATCTGGTCTTTAGACTTAACAAAACGATATTCAATATCTTTAGCGATAATTCGACCATCTTGACGAATAGTAGCATCGTTTTCAGCATCAGCCGGATAACGTAGCATTTGCTCTGAATAGTCGATTGATGGTTCTTGATACATCGCGTTAATGGTATTGAAATAACCGTTAGTGCCACCTGTTTTCAGTGATACCTTACCCATCATGATATTGTCTTCATTGAAGGTATGCTTAACAATATCAGGAGCATCCAGTTTCAGGGTAATACGTCCAAAGGATTCGAACATCACCCCGCCGAAAGTCTGCATAAGGCTAGTCAAGTTCTCTTTAAAGCTGGCGTTCGGATCACATGCACCGTTTGAATGTAGGTCCATCTGGCGTACTTGTTTACGTACTTTCAGGAATGAATCAACGTTAATGTTTTCAATTGGTACGGATAAGCCATATTTTTCATTTGTTAGGTAGTGGAAAATCTGATCCACGCCGTTAGTGCTAGCCTCAATAGCATTGGTTTCAAGGTTACGGATTTTTAAGCCCATAACATCAACCGCTACTTGGCTATTAGGCTGGAGAATATCAACACCAGCAGCAAGAGATTTATCATCACGACGTAACACAATACACATGGTTGCAATACCATTGCCTTTGTAGTTGTCGTTCCAGTCTGATCCTAAATGACGTTTTGCCAGTGACAAAGCGGTGTTAGGATTCTTACCCGTGCGAAACTCAACTTCTAAAACTTTCCGGTATTCTTCTTTAATGTTGCCTTTGTCCAGTACACCATCACGGATCGTCATGTTCTTACCAACAAGAACATTTTTGTTATCGATAAACAGTGCTTTGTAATGGTCGATTTCACCCTCGGCAATAGCGAAGATTTGCACTAACTTATTGTTTTCTTGCTTGGAAATTGCTTTGTAAACGCAGATTGCACCTGTGCGGGTAGTACCGAAAAGAACGGGTAATACTGTCTTAGGATCGTTTGATGTTCCTAGTGTCACCGCATTATCTGGGCTTTGTACTTTCGGTGTTTTCGGTGCGCCTACAGTGGAAGCGATCAAGGTCATTGCACCAGCAGCCATACCGATAGCGACTGCGGTCATAACAGAAAATGTTGCAGCAGCAGCCATCCCAGCAGACGCACCAGCAATAACCGCGCCTACCAATACTTCAAATCCCATTATTCACCCCCGAATCTATAAACTTGTTCATAGTCAATGTCTGAAACAGGAATGGTCATCCAGATACCATCTTCTTCAACGAGGCCATAACCGGAATAATGAGGAACTACGGAATAATAATTACGGTTTCCTAATTTGTGGGCTGTGACCAGTAAGTCGCCGTCCTGTAAATCATCAGTGACTAATTTGAAATGTTTCTTAATTGGTTGAAGGATATTTGAATACCCGCTTAATTCTTTGCAGATTTTCAAGCCTTCTTCTTTAGTTGAATATTTTTTATAAAGAGAATTATATAGGTCAGTACCAGCGAGAATATCGATGATCTTACATGCAATTAGATTGCAATCATTCTCACCCTGAACGAACTCCTGACCTATTAAAGAATTGATGTAATCGGTGATAAGCCTAGTTTTTAGCATGTTGAATACCTCCATGCTGTTATTTACTAGGCTTAGGGAGAAGGGATTATTTCTTGAAGTCTTCGTACATTCTACGAAGGTTGTATTTTGGATGGCCTAAGCTAACCATGATTTGACTCAATTTAACCGCGCCGGGTTTACCGTTTTCAATCCACACGCGCCGGATTTCATCGTAATGCTGCCAACAGCCTTGACCTTTAGCAATACGTATAGAATGTGTATATTTCTTGGTAGAGCTTTCTGGTCGCTTGCGCCCTAGATGTGCTTTTCTAATCTTTTCGCGTGTTTCTTCTGATACAGGTTTACCATAACGGGGGTTATTCTCTCCACGAGTAGCAGCCGATAATTTAGCTAATATTTCTGGGTTTGTTACTTTTTTGCCTCTCATTGCACTAGGTTTACCATAGCGATGGTTCTTTTCACCCATTCGAGATGCCGACATTTTAGCTCTAGATTCCGGTGTATGTTTTCTTCCGTAAAAAGGATGATTTTCACCACCATCAAAACCACCGACACCACCAGGAGCTATATTAAGACATACACCACGCCCCCATTTTTCGCGTGCTGCCTCCACTAACAGGATTTCACATTCAAACGCTTCCTCGGCAGTATCAAACAATTTTGAACGAACAACTTCAAATTCATATATCGGGGTTTCTGATTCTTTATTTTTACGCTTCATCATTTTAATAACTTTACCCGATCCCACATATCCATCGTCTAGATTTGTGGTTGTTCTTTTTCCGACGTAATGATAGATTTTACCAGAGCGATTAGATTTAATAGTGGTGTGATAAACGTAATGGAATTTTTGCATATAGGAAAGCCCTCAAAAATAAAGAATCTCTCCTATATTTATTGAGGGCTTTAGTGTGCCATTTAGTTTCAGTCTTATTTTTTAGACGAGTGCCAGCGGCTTTCGCTATTCCACTTCCCGGCACGAGAGAAGAATAGATCATTCTCGTTTCCGGCATAGGATCGGTGGATACCATCGGAGGCATGACTACGAGCGTTTTTATCTAGAACTTCCCAGATACTATTAAGCTGAAATTCCGATTCGTTTTTACACTCATCATCTTCATGTTCGATGTTAATACCGATGGAATCGACCACCCCACGGAAAACAGGGTAAGTAGTTTCAACCTTGCCCGTGTTAGGGTTCAGGAACACCATTTCGATTTTTACATCAGATTTATCGAATTGCTTGTTTCGAATCAGGGTAATGTATTCCTCGCGAACGTTAGAAACGGTTACGTTAATCCCGTTGTTGTTGATCTCCTTCTCTTCGGTATTCGATGAGATTTGAAGAAAATCACCCGTTGCGAGATACGTAAATCCGTTATAGTCCAAATCGAAATACCCATCTGTAAGCCGTAGAACGTCCCCTGACGCGGTTACTACTTCGATAATGTGAAACATCGATCCAGTGGAGAAAAGCTGCGGTAGCGTCAATCTAGACACGTTCTGACCTGTCTGGTCGTTGTAGACCTCGATGAAGTCCAGATTAGTGCATAGTTTGCTGAATGATTCCTGAATAGTTGCCATTATACATTCTCCACTAATTCGAATTTCATCTTGCCAATCTGGGCGATCTTCCAATCGATATTTTCAGTTTTGAGAACAAATTCGCCTTCTACGTTCTGATACTTGATCACCTCACCAGCCAGGACGTTTTGACGCAAGTTAGGGAAGAGTTTCATTTCACCACCTGATTTCACGTCTTCGGTGATCGTGTAGATTTTCTTGTGGTTCTCAAACTGGATGACAGTTCCCGCTTTCAGTGTTCCGGTGAAGTTGGAGAGTCTCACCTTACGCCCACCGCGAGCAGTACCAGCAGCAGCCGTTACCATCTGGCGTACATCACCTGTATATTTTGAAAAGTAAGACAGTGGCACACTGAAAGGACGACCAAAAAGGTGACGTGCTACAAATTCTTTTACTTCGTTAATATCCTGAGCCATGAAATTCGCGGTAAATTCTGCTTCGTAAAAATGGATGCCAGTAAAGCGACGCTGGAACTTACCGGAGATAGATTGCGCCTTGAAGAAAGGTTGTTTTGATTTAAGAGTAAAATCTGTGATTTTAATATTCTTTGATTTGAACATAGAAAAGCCCCCATAGTTTTATGATTATTTATCACTATGGGGGGCTTTTAATTACATCTTACGACGCTGTGCGTCTTCTACCGCCTGAGCAACTAACTTAGCGTGACGTTTGATAGCATCCATAACCATCTTGTCTGAGCTATTAACATTGCCGTTAATGTTCAAAGGTGCGTTAACTTCAATCGGCTGAGAGTTACCACCACCTGATTTTTGAGCAGCAAGGAAGTCTTTCAAATCACCGTTAGTACGCTGATCAACTACTCGTTCACCCTTATCAAGCAACCATGTACCCTCACGAGGGATGTTATCAATACCATCATGAGCCATACCGCTAACGTTAGTAGACTTGATGTTTGCGATGCTCCCCATGTTCTGAGAAACAGCCAATGCAGCAGCAGCGATTTTTTGACCTGTGGTTACGTTGGTCGGATCGTTCCATGCTTCGGTAGCAGCCGTCCACATGTTCACCGTCGCTTGTCCAATGGAGAATGCCTTATGAGCATTGAAAGCCATCTGCATAGCTTTAGTGTTTTCCTGCCCGAAGAGAGTCATTGCAGCAGCAAAACCGCCATACATATCATCGGCTATTGACTGGCGAGCATCAGCATATTTCTTTTCAATTGCAGCCATCCGTTTTTGATGGTTTTCATTGAGTTTTTCTAATGCAGCCATCCGTTTAGCTGGATCATTAATACCATCAATATTGAGTTTTTCGGTCTTATAATCTTGTTCAGCTTCCGATTTCTCTTGATCGATTGCATTAAATTTAGCAAACGGGTTATTTGAATCCTGATAGTCTAAGCTATTAGTCAATTGATTGGTTTTAAAACCATCCATTCCCTGTAACTGACTATCAATCTGAGAATAGTTTTGCTCGGTATCATTCACACGACGCATATATTCTTCGTAGGAGATAGCTTTACCATCAAGTAACCGTTTATGGCTTTCTAGCTCGTTGTCCCTGATTTGTTGCAAAACTGTTAAGGCATTCAGAGCATCAATCGGATCAGCACCCAACATCATTTTATAGATGTTTTCTGCGTTCTGATCTAACAGTTGCTGACGTTTAGCGGCTGCGTCTTGCTGAGAGATTAAGCCCATATCTAAAGCAGTGTCTAAATCTTTCAAGCTGGCTTCTAACTGCTTGTTTTGAGAAGCAATAGACGCGGCTGTCTGTCCTTGCAATTTAACATCAAGAGCATTCAGTCGCTTGATTGCATCCTCGCGTGCTTTCTGTGCTTTTTCTGCGGCTTCCTTAGCCTTTTTAGCTGCCTCTTCCGCTTTCTTCTTGGCTTCTTCTTGTTCTTTTTTCGATGGTCCGGTGACGCCTCCACCTTGACCCGTTGGGGTAAATCCGGTATCCGATTTATTTCCAGTGATAGTAATTACCGGATCACCGTTTTTATCACGGGTAACGCCTTCACTATCCACCCAACGATCAGGATAATTTGGTTTATTGTTGAAGCTGGCTTGTCCACCCGCTAGACCAGTAGAACTATAACCATGCTTGTTAATAAAACCACCGTTAGCCATAGCCATATTCTGGCGAGCTTTTTCAAACCTTTCATTAAAAGTCTTTAATGCGTTGAATAAAGCGGTCTTTTCCCAATCTTTATCAAACCAGTTGTAAAGATTATTCATCCCTTCAACAACTGGATTTAGTGCATTTGCAGCCATACCCTTTAAGTTATCGGTAAGGGTATCCATATTTTTAGAGAATTTATTATATTCTTCGGCTGTGTCATTGGTGATTTTAACAGTTTGCTGATTAATGGCGTTTACAGCTTCCTGATAAGATCCGTATTTCTGCAATTCATCAGCCATATGACTTGAATCACTGGCTAACGATTCCATCATAAACTTAACATCAGCGATAGACGCACCAGCCTTGCGCATATCATAGAAGACCTTGATCGCCGCTTTCATCCCGCCTTGTGGATCGTTCATAAACTCGGCATAATCTTTAATCTTCAAACCTACACTTTCTAGGTCGTCTTCAATACCGCCACCGTTACGCCATGCATCAGCCAGCTTATCTAAGGTGTCTTTGTTAATATCACCAAATTTCTCAACGGTTAAGCCAGTACCGGAGAATTGCTTCTCTAATTTCTGGAGTGTTTCGACGGTTAAACCAGTTGCTTTTGAAACTTCGCTGTATTCCTTTACATAATCACCGATGGCATTTGCAGCAGAAATAGCGCCAGCAGCCAAACCAACAAAACCACCAGCAGCCAAAGCAAGCGATCCACCAGTTCCGCGAAGGGTTCCACTTAAACTAGATAAACCACCAGACAAATCAAGATTCATTGCCCTTTCTGAAAGGTTATCAAGCATCTCTATCGCCTGATTGGTACTTCTCCTTAGACCGTCATTATCTCCTTCTATTGTTACTATATGTCTTGTCATAAATTACCCCAATTGTCCGCTCTTGAGCTTTTGTAATAATGAAGCGTCGAAAAAACTATCAACCAAAGCAGCGTTACGTTCTTCCTCTTTCTTACGAGCAATTTCTTTTATTTCTTCTTGCGTTTTAAATTGCTTGTCGTCCTTAATCATTCGGAATTGGTTAACATTGATTTTATTCAACCATTCACGAGTCATGTTAGGAGATGTAACGTGCATGTAATACATCGACTGTGCATGTCGCGCATCTTGAAACAGGGGGCTTTGTGGTTCAAGATATGTATCGAATATATGCAACGCCCAAAATAGCGTAATTGGCATATTATCCATCTCATCTTTACTCAAGCCCCGACGCATCATTTGCCGAAAATAAAAATTCAAGAGCGGGTTTACTTTACCTCGTTTTCAATTACCGCCGCATCTTTCATCAATGATGCTTGAGCAACTAAGCCGATTAATTCGCTGCGGACGCTAGTATACAATGCCTTAACTTGTTCAATAGATTCAAATACTGGCTTACCGTCTTCATCTTCAATACAACGAAGAATAGAGCGTTCATCACGGTCTTTTTTATCAGTATTGAAAACATGTTCATTAAATTCTTGTACCGACATAGGGCGAGCATAGAACGTAAATCCTCCGAGGGTTAAAGATTCACGTTTCGGAGAAAGAGCTTTCAGCATTTCATTCAGATTCATTATTGTTTCCTCATTAATAGTGATTACGCTGTATTTATTTAGAATTTAAGAGATTTTCAAAGTCTGCTTAGTGCCAGTCTTCTTAATGTTATTGAGGAAAGCAGCCGGAGGATTGCTTAACCAATAGTAATGAAAACCGCTTTGCATACTGTTATAAGGAACAGTGACAGCAGCACCACCCAAATTAACGGTTATATTCCCCGCTCTACCGTTCTGGAGATATACAGCCATAGTAGGAGTACCGCCATTGAATTGACCAACGATAACGCCAACCAGATGGCCTACGCCCACGTTTTCGGGGTTCTCCATAGATCCTTTACCGCGCATGTCAGTTACTGGATAGTTTGAAGCAGTTACACCCCAGTTATTACCCAATGAAGTAGACCATGCAGCAGTAGCAACAACCGTATCCATACCACGACCAGCCATTGCCGACATATTACGCGGAGCCGGAACTTTTAAAGCTGTTAATGCTTCTTTCATCCATCGCTTACCCGTCACTGATACAGCCGATGACCCGATCCAGCCGGGAACTTTAACGACATTTGCCATTTTGATTACTCCAATAAAAAAGCCCCACCATTAAGGCAGGGCTTATAATTAATCTTTAGCCTTGCGGCTTCGTTTAGCTGTGGCTTTCGCCGTAACAACCTCAATTTCAGGAATCACCGTAGGTTCATCTTGAATTGGCTGGGGTTGTTCTTCGAAAGTTCAACCACCAGCGGTAAACACTTCCTGTTTGATCGGAGCACCATCAACAGCAAAGGTATATTCTTTAGTTACGACTTCTTCATCGCCACCCTGCATAGCCGCTTTAGAGATAAAGCCGTTGAAAGCGGTGCGAATACCAGTCTGCTTACCAGCATCAACATAATATTCAATCTTAATCTGAATACGCGTGCCATCTTCGGCTGCCTTATCCAGTTTAGCGTGTACCGCATCACCTGGGATGTAGTTAACGGTCAGAGTCAGATCAGGAACGTTCAGTTTCCCTACCAGTTTACGGTTATACTGAGAAGAGAAGGATTTAACTTCTACAGTACCGCGTTCGATAGCAGTTTCAGGGAAGCCAGCGCACTCTTTAATTTCTTCGTAACCGGAGTGATCGAGAGTGGTATTAGTGGTATCCGCGTGATAGAACAGACTTACCAGACCACCAGTAAAAATATCTTTAAATTGCTGAGACATAGAATTACCCCTTAATTAAATTGTTATTACGGGGGAACTAGTCCCCCGACTTTTATTATTTAGTTGCTTTGAGTTCGGCTAATTCAGCTTTCGTTTCGGCAAGTTCTTTAGCCATAGCATCAAACTTAGCGCTCATTTCCTGAAACGCCTTAATTAAAAGAGCGTTGACAGCAGAGTTAGAAATTGTTAAGATCTCTTCTGGCTTATCAGGATCGCCGATCTTAGAAGTTGTTACTGCTTCCGGCAATTCTTTTTCAAGATCCTGAGCAATAATACCAACTTCATGAGCGATAACAGTGCGGTCCGTCAAAGACTTAACCTTATCGTAGGTGTACACAGTCAAGCGATTAACTTTATCGGTGGCATTCTCCTTATACTCTTCCTTGTTGATTTTCAGACGAGCATCAGAACGAATATAAACATCGTTAAAGTTACCATTGCGTCCAGCTTGGAAATCACCGGAGGCGTTAAAGTCAAAGTTTGTGGTATGGATATGAAGACGTGCCATAGCATTAGTAATAACACCACTAGGAACGTGTACACCCATTGCCGCGATGTGGTCTAAACCCCATTTGGTCGCTTTCCATACGTTATATGCGGAAGTTTGAGCATTAGGACAATCAACCAATAAGCCAGCAGCGCGAGTTTTCCATTCTGACCATGCACCACCTTGTACTTCTCCGCGAATCAAACCACGGTCGCTACCGTTTGCATACCCACGTTCTAAGCGAATCATACCAGTCTGGAAAACATGGTCAAATTCTCCGCTGTTATAGTTTCGAATGCGCATTTGACCTGAGCCATCACCCCAGATAACACCACGGTTAGTACCATTAGCATCCTTAAACCAGAGTTCTTTATTACCATCTCTATACATCTGAATTTGGTTATTGGTACGCAAAACATTAGTAACCACCAAATCACCATTTATCCGAGCACGACCACCCGTTTCTAAACTACCAGCAACTCTGAATTGAATCGAACCGTTAGAATCACGCTGAGAATATAGATGATAGCTTGTTTCGTCAGCAAGTTCCCACACCTGAGCGCGAGTTTCATTACCCCAAGATTTAACAAAGAATACAGATTTCGATCCTTCGTCGTTACGTTCCCAATACAGTCTGCTTCCAAGATGTGTGGTTGCGTTCACTTCAACTCGTTTACGTTCGTTGTTGAGACGCATTAAATGATTACCAGCATCGCTACCACCTAGTGTAACGTTACCATTGGCTAGGCTATAGATGAACGGCCTAAAGGTATTCCACGGACCCATAGTGTCGCCTGATTTTGTGCTCATCAGATAAACGTTACTACCGTCATTTCGCCACCATGAACCATAGTTACCATATACAGTACGGAAGCCATCAGCATATAAAGAAATGAATTGACCGTTAGTATAAACTCGCTTCATATTGCCAGTTTGAAGTTCTATCTGGCCGTCAATATGTTGACGAATAGAACTACCGCCTACATCACTATACCATTCAAAAACGTTAGTATCAGCATTGGCATAACCGATCCATCCTTGACGAGTAATATCTCCAGTACGATTATCTTGAAACGCAATATGGTTGGATTGACCAGCAGGTCGGCGTAGTGTAATGGCATTAGATCCGCCATTTAACAGCATACGACCAGAAATAATATTACCTTTATGAGTCCCAGCAATAGAGCTACTAGATTCAACGGTTAGAATATCCTGAGCATCAGTGGCACCAGTAGCCAGACGATAGCTGGCACCTTGAACAGTCTCATGCCAGATCATTTCATTATAGTTACTACGGAATTTACGAATATATTTCCGTCCAGTACCTCTATCATTGCTTAGATGAACAATGTCATAGCTGTTTTGTGTATTGTCGTCAAAACTCAACACACCACGTTTATTTTCGGTGTTGAAAAGAGTTACGTTGCGACCACCGATAACACCAACGGAAGGTTTAATTAACGTGGCTTCCGGCGTATCATAAACCGTCAAACTTACATAAACAGATTTCCCATATTCGACAATAACGTTATCGGTATAACGCTGATATTTCACGTAGATATCATAGTTATCACCGGAAGTATTGACAGCAAATACCTCAAAATCTTTGTTTGTATTTCTACGGTATGCAATTACGTTAAGACCTTTAGGTCTATCGTTACCACTACGCAGAAGAATTTCTACTACGTCAACCTGATCATATGCCGTAACGCTGTAACCATTACCACCATGAATACGGAAAAACACACTACGCCCGTTTTGTGGAATTGTTGCGGTTGCCAATTTGAAATATGCAGATACGTTTTCGCTAGAATTAGGAACAGACATAACGACGTTTTTAACAAACATCTTATCAACTTCTGCTTTAGTGTATGCACCAATCTCGCCAGGAGTCGGCTTATCACCTTCGTGATACATCTTATAGCTAAAGTTCTTCTGTCCTTCTCTATCAAAACCATAGGTTTCAACACGAGATCCACCAGACGCATAACGGAAAGTAAATCCGCGACCGTGCGCTTTACCGGCAGAATGAGGAACGTTAAGGGTCAGATCCATGAGTCCATCTTGTCCATTGGTACGGAAAGCACCAAAGTAGTTAAGATCTCGCGCTGTCTGATCTTCCAGATAGTTAGCTGTCTTGCTTAACAAATACCCGCCATGCTTAGTATTGGTATTCTTCTTGATGTAAGCAGCATCGGCACTACCTTCAATAGAATCAATTCGCTGGTTAGCTGCGGCAATTGCGGCATCAGTAGAAGATTTATTCTGGTCTACCTTGTTGTTAATAGCGGTATGGTTGCTGTTAACAGTGCCAGTAAGGTTACTGATTTTAGTATCAGCATCTTTCTTGTTGTCGGAAACGACCTTTTCAATCGCTGTTTTGTTAGCTGCAACCGTGCTAGTTAAGCTAGAAATTTTGTTATCTGCATCGGTTTTATTTGCAGTAACAGTTTTAGTTAAGTTGCTAACGTTGGTGTTAGTGGTATTAACTTTGTTGTTAATCGCGGTGTTATTGTCATTAACCGTCGTGGTTAAAGCTGCGATTTTATTGTCCGCATCTCGTTTATTATTTGCTACAGTAGTTTCTATAGCTGATTTGTTAGATGCAACTGTCCCTGTAAGGTTATTGATCTTAGTATCAGCATCGGTTTTATTTGCCGTGACTGTCTGGGTTAAGTTACTAACCGTGGTGTTAGTAGCATCAATGCGCTTATTGGTCGCTGTATCTTTCGTGGTAATAGTCTGATTCAGTTCAGCTTTAGCACTAGCCAGATTATTAGCGGCTTCTTGTTTGTTGGAAGCAATAACACGGTCAGTGCTAGTTTTGTTATTGTCTACTTTCGTATTCAGTTCAGCGTGTTTTTCTGGAGAAACACTAATTTGGACTACGTTATTATTTTTGTCTTTGGTGTAAATCACATGATCCGCCAACTGTAAGGCGATTTCACCCTGTGATAATTGTTCCGGCGTTGGTTTTTTACCAGCCGTTTGTGTGCGTTTAAATTGGATTGATTGCATCTAGAATCACCTCACTATAAAACAGGAATAAGGGAGGCGTTAACCTCCCAACGTTCATGTTTTATTTAGGTAAGCAATCTTAATACTCACCGAAATCGATCCGGTCAGTCTTAGCCACTGCGCCAATTTCGCTAGGTGTCGGTTTCTCATTGGTGGAATATACCTTGATCCATTCAGAACGACCGTTTTCCTGAATATTTCGGACACGTAAACGCGGTGCGCCAGAAGTATTACAGGTTAATTGCCATGCGCCATGCTCATTAGCTTGAAGGTGAATTAATGCTGTGTCGGTTGAATATGGATTACCGCTAGCAGTTCCCTTGTAAGTTACGAAACGGTTTCCGGCTAATGCCTCGCTATCAATCGGACCCGTGAAAGGATTTACACCAGCACCGATACCAAAATCACCCTGACGTAAGATACGGCCTTCGGTCGCTATACCCCTTGCTAGAATCCCGCCATCTGGTTCAAGTTTAAATTCCAGTGTTACAGCTTTGTTATCACTACCACGGGTTTTATGTGATGTGACGTAAGCATCATAGATGACATAGTAACCAGTGTTAGCAGCACTATAGCCAGAGTTCACAACATAGAACATACGGAAGCGTAAAGGTGTTTTATCCTCTACCGCTTTCATCAACATTGCTTGATGTTCATCGTCAAGAACACGGTTTAACGTGAGTGTCGTCGGTTCCAGTCTACGATAACCAGCAAGTTTCCCCGTAGCGTCCTGATCGTACTCTTCCAGAGTTTCTATCTCTGTGGATTCGGTTAGCGTAGGGAATGCTGCGACGTTCTCAATAGAACTAAAACTAGGATCGAAAAAGTCGACCTGATTGTCTATCTGGTTAGAGATCGACACTTCAACATGTGATCCAGTGAAAATATCTAAGTTATCTTGTGTAATATTCATTATTACCCCTTAAAAACGCGCTAGATAAGAAAATTTAAGGCTAAGTGTCCCAACGATACCACCATCACTAGAATCATCGTCATAATCGGTATTAGAGGCTACTGGAGTGATATCTGAAATTGAGAAGCCCAAATCTTTAAAACGTGGGTTATCCGGCTGAATCTGGATTATCTGGCAAATACCCTCATGAATTTTGGTTTCATGAATCTGAGAATATAATTGCATTTCGATAACGCATTCAGCTTGCATTGCATTACCACCACGAACACGCGTATAAGTTTCATTCATGCCAGTGATCCAACAAACCACGTCATCACTAAAGCCTTGCTGAGTTTGTTCTACGTTTAAAGCCAGACCTAAATCTTGTTCGATAATATCTTGCAAGGCGCGTTTGATTTTCAGTCTAGGCATATTATTAACGGTAGCGAGCATGTGTACCCCCTGCCAGAGTGATAAAGCAATCAGAAGTATTATCACCATTGCGCTTAACGTATTGAACTTTGAAACGCTGATTTTCTACAATGACAATATCACCCTGCTTTAAGTCTCCCTCACGACAAAATAGAAATTCTGTCTCTGTCATTACCCCTTGTTCGTCGGTAGTAGTAATTTCATGATAAGCACGAATTGATTTACCACCTTCCACCGAAAATACAGGAGCACTCTTAAACATTCTTGATAATTGTGATTCTGATAATTTGAACATAGTTACCCCCTTTATGGAGTATTTACATACAAAAAAGCCCCACCATTAAGGCAGGGCTAATTATTATTTTGCTTTCGGTGGACGTCCCACCTTTTTAGCTGTGGCTTTCGCCGTAACTACCGGAATTTCTTCCGGCAATTCTTCGTTATTTCACTCTTCGCCCATTTTCAGAACTTTCAGAGCTTCCGGCTGAACTACGGTGAAGTCCAGGTCTACCCAGATACGCGGAACGATAGCAGACTGTGCGCGGTAAGTGGTGTCATCCATATCCAGTTCCAGACCACCCCATTCACCGATCATGATACCGGAGAAGTCACCCAGAACGATGTGGTCTGCCGGAATAACGCCAGAAGTAACTACATCGTAACCAGCCAGTTTGCCGTTTTCGATGATATAACCGGAAACGCCGTTATCTTTCAGGGTAGATTCCAGTTCAGCAGCAGTTGCACCGCTCATTGCAAACTTGATGGACTGTGCCGGAACGCCAGCGTCGGTCAGTGCTGCAATTTCTTTCAGGAAGTCTTTGTAAGAGAAGGCAGTTTTCTTAGTAACGCGACCACCGTCTACCAGTTGCTTAACCAGACCAGCCGGACCACGAGTATTATCTTTGTCAGACAGAATCAGTTGTTCCAGTTTGATCCGAACAGCTTTGTTAATGTGATCAGTGATCAGGGTAGCGATGCCGGGAACTTGCTTGATGCTCGCTCTGCTAATCGGGTTGCCTCCAGCAAACGTCTTAGGAGACATTTTCACGTTCGAAAAGGTAGCCTTCGACTCGGGGGCACTTCCATTTTCATCAACAAAACCAAAGGCTTCGACGCTGGAAGCAGTCATTTTTGGTACTGCAATCGGGCTATTCAGACCAGACAGAACAGTCACACCCAGACGACCCAGACACGAAGCAGGAAGCAGCATTTCGATGTAGGATTCAGTCAGCAGTTTTTCATCGGTGATAGCAGTCAGGTCAGCTTTGGTGTTGCCAGCAGCAGCAGCACGCATAGCAGCAGCCGGAACGAATACAGAGCCACCACGAGCAGCACGACCACGCTGCATTGCAGCACCAGCAGCCATAGCGGAATATTCAGCTTCGTTAGCACCCAGAGCAGCACCATCTACCAGAGAGCGAATTACGTTGTTCAGGTCAAAAGTTTTTTCCATGTTTTTTTCCTTATTAATTTGTTCGTTATTACGTTGAGCATTGGTAATGTTATTTAGTGCCTTAGTGCGGAATGCTTCCGGCGTCATGTCTTTAATTGCCAATGCGCGTTTCAATTCTTCGTCGTCAATATTTAGTTCGCGTGCAATTTCGCGAATTTCTAATTCGTCTTCTTCGGAACGTTCAGCCACTTCTTCGATTTTTTCTTCTTCAATCGGAGCGGCTTCACGTTCTTCTTTTACTTCTTCTTCTTCCCGAACAGTTGAACTATCATCATCAACACTTTCAGGATGTTCAGCGTCTTTTCCGTCTTCGAGATTTTCATCTTCTTTATTCTCTTCAACTTGGCGCTCTTGAGTTTCTTCAACTTCCGATTCTTTATTTTCTTCTACCGGAGTTTCTTCAACCTGAGCGGATTCTTGTTCTTCTTTGATTTCTTCGATTTGTTCTTTAGTCATATCGCGTTTAGCCCCCAAATTAACTGTGATAGTATTTAGAGAGCGATTTAAACCGACCGAATCATCGGCAGGGACCGTCACAAATGAAATTTCAAAAGGCGCCCACTTAGTAACAATCAATTGCCCTTTGGTGTAGTCGATGTGATATTCTTTAATGTCATAACCGACAGAAATTTTTTCCATCGTACCTTCAATGACTTTATTGCGAATATCATTAGCCAAAGTGCCATGCTTAGAGAATTTAACCAGAGCACGACCTACGTTATCCGTATCGATTCGAGCGTCGCAGACTACACCAATGTGATTATCGAAATTATGATTGAACAGCAACGGAGCGTTATTATTCAGACGAGACAGATCAACCGCTTCCGGTGTATGTACCAGAATTTCATCTAATACCACCATTTCTTGATTTTGCTCATCCCAGAATTGGCGCTGGTAAGGCTGGGTACTGGAGAAAGCAATTTCAAATTCGTATTGATCGTTATGCCCTTCATTAATAACTCCACCGTAACCGTTAAGATCGCGGCGAAATTTAAGCATTTAATCACCTTTAATTAATTGGGGGCATTGCGCCCCCGTTGGTTATTAGGGATCGGCTGGGGAATTTTTTTCTTCACCCTCGCCATTAACGATAATATTTAGTGCGCTCTTTTCGGCTTGAATCTCTGAGAATACTTTTTCAGGATCATCACCACGTTCAAGAATAACGGCAGTACGTGATTTAAGTCCGTTATCAATTAAAGCAATCTCGGCGCTTACGTCTTTAAATGGATCGACGGATTCAAAACGCGGACGGATAATAGTTGTATTATCGATAATATGCGGAATTGCAGTAATACGAATCGGAACAATACCACGCGCGGAATAATGTCGAAGATAACTTTCGAAAATAGGCAATACAACCGTCTCAATTAATTTGTTTTGCAGTGCTTTAACTCGTGTGCGCTGGGTTAGTTCCCCAAAACGCGCGGCTGAGTAGTTGATCTGTGAACAATCTCCTGTTAAGCCCTGTTTGAACACGCCTAAGCCCATTGATACGCTAGTAAACATCGCATCATTGAAGCTGTTAAAGTCATCACCGCTTTGCGTCGCCTGGATGCTCTTGATCGTTGCCCCTTCCGGTAATTCCTGAATAGTACCCGGTGCAAAATCCTGTACTACTTCCGGCGCTTGATATTGTTCATCATCTTCACCAGTATCAAAATCGTCACCAGAATCTTTCGGACGTTCGATAAAGCCCATAGAGCTAGCTGCAATACGTTTCTGGATGATCGCGGTTTCGCGGAATGCGTCTTGATGTGCGATATCCTTGATCACTGGCAGGAAGTCAGTCACACCACGCAGGGATTCGGCTGTAAGTGGTTGATAATAATGGCATACTTGCGATGCATCTACGCGATAGTTATCACCTGTGTAAGTCTGAGTCAGTAGGTTGATTTTACGAAACCAGTATGCAACAGGGCGCATTGTTTCTACGTCATACTCGATCCCCTGAAATATCGCACGGTCTTTGCTTACTTCACGATTGAGCGACCAGTCGCACTTATCAGCAGACAGGATAGAAACATTTAACTCATTGTTTTCTTTGGTTAAAACGATGAAGCACTCACCACCCATAACGCGCTCACGTTCAGCCATTACCAGCAGTTCACGGAAGTTAAAGCGACCGTTACGAGAGAAGCGTTTAGCGTTCTGCGCCCACTTCCAGAAAGCATTCTCGATCTGCTTATTCAGTGCGCTATCAAGTTTGCCATTTGATTTAACGATTGACGGCTTAGGATCTAGGCCAGTAGCAACCACCATATCGGTGATGTATTGCGTGTAGCGACTGCCAACGGAAGTGTTTAAGGCCAGAGTACGACCCTGATCATAAAGGCGCTTACCGTTCGATTTGAGAGCCTTATTGAAGGTTCCTGTAATGGTGTCTTGTTGAAGCTGCCCATCAATGCGATCACCGACTAAGCCCAAAGAACGCTTAGACAAATCTTTCTGGAATTTTTCTACTTGTTTGTCGATAAAGATTTTTTGTTGTTGCTGGCGGTGATTAGTTTTAACTGGAGTTTCTACCGCCTTTTTGCGTCGAAAAAGATTAAACATGATTTACCCCTTATCGCGTAAGACGTAATTTGATATTTTTAATCGGGCTAATTCCCTGTTTACGTCGTTCGGCTTGAATTAATTTAGATAACTGACGTTCATAATCAGTCTTCAATTGCTGGAGAACACCCAATGACTCATAGGCGAAAGTATTCCCTTTCACTGTCATTTGAGATAATGCGGCTTCGTCCCCAGATAAACGGGCGAAAATAACTTGCTCGATTAAGGCGATAGTTTCCCGCAGATAGTCTTTCTTGGTCTGTTTCTGGAATACTGGCAATACAGTTAATTCCTGCATAGAGATTAATTCATCGTCACGAGTAATAACGATGGTCATTTTTCCTTCTGGGAAGTCTAATGTTTTAATCTCGTGATTTTCCGGTGCATCATCGACTTGATAAACGATAGCTTTACTATTTCCGACCTGAATGGTTACACCCTCTTCATTCGCCAGCGTTATTTTTTCGCCTTTACGAATTACTAAGGGAATTAGTTCTAAACTCATAATTACCCCTTATTTAATTGTTATTGGATTAACAATATTTAGGAGTAAGCCGCCCCGAAGGACGGCGAGTTATTAGAACGATGTTACCCAGCTACGGCCTCTATTTGGGCGTCTGGCGATGTTTTGACGTTGTGGTCGTGTGATTGGCTTAGTTTCTTCGATTTGCTCGTCAGATTGCGATTTAGGAGCTTCTACAGGTTCTTCTGGTTCACGGTTCAAACTATCTTTGATGGCTTCGAGTTTTTCCCATGACATTTTATTGAGTACATGACGAGAAGCAGCATAGGAATAAGCCAGGCAGTCGAGAGCCTCGTTTCGTTGCTGACCAACTTTTACCCAACGTGTGGTATTACCCTGCCGTTTCAACTGTTCAGATAACAATTGCTCGCAATAGTCATCAGGAACGTCACCAATCTGGAAGACCGTATGAGGATCGCTGTCTCTCAAGTTCCGGTTAATCATTTCACGGATCATCGTCTTAAGGTTGTTTACGCCCAGAATTTTGAGAGTAAAACCGCCCGTTCTTGTGTCCTTAGCCGGAAGGATTGGAGCATCAGCATTACTTGCGCCTTTAATGGCGCATAGGTTTTGCCACCTAGTGCAAAAACGGTAGATCACGTTTGTAGCTCGTCCGTTCGATGAGTCCACGAAAGCAGATAACATCGGGATTCGTTCACCGGATCGGGTATAGAATTTCGCTTTCAGGAAGTTATAAAGCTGGTCATATGCTGGCGATTCGTGGCGTTCGCAGTTCACATCATAGAATGATCGGTGATCAACTACGCATATCCCCTTACGAGAGATACCCAGCAAGGTAGATTCCAGACGGTCTTTTTGCTGGTCAACTCCACCTACCAGAGCCAGTACATCATCAGGAATATTGTCTAGGCTAATATCAGTTTTCAGCGTTTCCAGTTCGTCGGCTGTGCGGTCTTCGTTAAGATCATCGAAGGTTTCGCCTAAGACAGTGTTATAGAACGTTGCCAGGGACATATTCGCGTAGCTATCAGCAAAGTCCACCACACACGCACGGATAGAACTAAACGGAGACATAAGGCGGTTAGCATGAAAACCGATTACTTCCGCATTTGGTTCGGTGGCGACCCATTCTCCCTGAGCAACAGCACGGAGGCGATCCCCTTCGGTCCAATCGGTTTCACATTCAGGGCAACGGTAAACGGCTGTATCTGGGTTGGGTAATGATTTACCGTTAATCGTATGCCAATCGAAATGTACGTTACTCCATTCCATTACGTGCTTGTGTCCGCAATGCTGGCAAACGACATGATATTTTCTCTTATCCGAGAGTTCCCATTGTTGGTTAATCGCCCCATCACGAGCGGTTGGAGTGGAAGCAATTACGATCCTTGCATCTTCCCCGAAAGTGGTTGCGCGTTGTTCCGCTAGCTGGATCGGGTTCCCTTCGTCTGACTCATCAGCCGCATCAACTTCATCAAGAATAATCAAAGGGAGTGTTTTACCGCGAAGATGTGACGGACTATTCAACGACATGAAATACATAAACGATCCGTTACGAAGCTGAATAATCGATGAGTTGTTAACGGCATTGCGATCTGATTTGTCGGTGATCATCGCTTTTAATTCTGGCGTTGCCTCTAATACTGGCTTCACCTTACCAGCGATCCAAGAATTTAGTTCCCTAACGTTACTTTGCAAGACCCCAATATTAGTAGGGTTACTCGCGATCCGATGGAAGATAATTCCGTTAAGAATCATGGTCTTACCCAACTGCGCCGAACATTTAAACACAATTTTTCTACGGTCTTCGGTGATCGCGTCCATCATTCCACGTTGGAAGGGATGCAATTTAATTAGCGATCCGGCTTTAACACCATCGGTTGCAACTACATTAGCCTCTACCCATTCGCTAGGTTTCATGGCTTTAGGTGGGCGAATTGCAGCAGAGATATTTCTGAGAATCTTTTTTAATTTTGCCTTATTAGAAATCAGTTTCATGTAATTACCCTCATTACGAAATATGAAGGTATTTATTAAATTGTTGATATTTTGATAAATACGGGTATTAATTAAAGGGGGTTGTATGCTAATTAATCAGCAACAAAGAGATGAATTAGAATTAGCCTTGTCTTGTACCGATCATGAATATCGTTTACCAGTTAAGCATAAGCATTTAAAAACCGACTACACAACATCTGGCTTTAGTCGTGAGGAAGCGAAAGAGATTTTAATCGAGTTGTATCGCGATCATGGGTATACCGATATTCATAACTTCTTTAAGAAGCATCGCACATCACAGACAGAGTTTCGGAGAGTCCGAGATTGGTTTGATTTTGATATCAAGCGTTATTATCGCATTGATGACGGTCCTATCTATAGGTTGCAGTGGAAGCCGATCCGAGAAGTGTTGAAACAGAAGAGATTGAATCACGCTATTACACGCTATCGTAACGTGGCTTTCAAGAAAGGCTATGGTGATACAAGGGAATTGTTTGTAGAACTCGCTAACGTGCGTTATAGCCACTATTACAACGATCCTAAAGGGTTCTTTGAAGTGCTTCGCAAGGTTGATATAAGTCGGGGGACATACTATTCACGGTTGAAGAAGTACGGGATTAAGGCAGAGTTCTTTATGTCGGTTGACGATGGAGAACTTTTTCCGATAAAATGTAAGTCCTCTAAATAAAGGTGAACATTCACTTTAATTTGGAGGAAGTAACTATGACTACTAAAGCTACTCGCGGTCGCCCTGCCCGTTTTAACGCTGAACAGATGGCTGATATTGCCTACGCTTACTATACAGCGGATCGTGGTAAGGAAGCGAAAGAACAGATTCTTAGTGAACATGGGATCTCAATCGCCCAATTCTATAAGAATATGAAGAAGTTAGACATTAAATTCTATGTTCAGATCGGTGATGGTCAGATCGTAGAAGCAACAGGTTTTTGAGTTTTGATTCTCTTTGCCACTCTTCGGAGTGGCTTTTTTGTATGTAAAACAATCGGCGCAAAACTGCGCTCATCTCGAAGCTGAGTCCAAATCTTGACTGGTCTATAGATGCCAGCAAAAATGCTGTTATCTATAAAAACAAAAAGCCCAGCGCAATTATGCGCCGGGCGATTAATCAGATCCCAAAATCAACAAGGGAAATTACGTTACCTGATTCACGAATCTGTTTAGCAGCTTTGTTTTGAATCAGAATAGTGTTATTTGGCTGCGGTAGTTTAAGAGTTGCTTTTTGTTCTTCTTCCAGAATACCCAATTCAACCAACACAGGAAGAACATCAACAGTAAACTCAAGTTGGTAGTGAGCATTCATGCGGCAGAAAGACAGAGAAGAGTCATTAGCAACATACCCACACGGCTTGTTATTTTCATCGTAGACGCGCTCAATGTAGCCAGCAGTACGCAAGGCCGTCAGTGCTTCTTTAACCTTCGTAGCGCCCTTTTTAGCGCCTAACAGACGGGTCATTGAATGGCTATCTACGGATTTGCGAACATGAAGTTCAATCAGCTTTTTATTTTCGCGAGTTTTCTTTAATGCCAGTTCGATCCAGTCTGTTTCTTCAAAGTCTGCATACGGGTTAACGGCTAAACGTTCCTGACGCAGTTTTTCATTTTCTTCTTTCAGTCGCTTCCATTCCTGAATAACAACCATTCGACGCTTAACATCGTAACCAGTGACAAGAGTCAGCGTCATTTCTTCGTCTAAGTGATATACTGGTTCTTTAACAGCATATCCTAAGTTATTGATTCTCTCGACAAATTCAGTTTTGAGCTGATCGATAATACCTAAAGATTCGTACATTTCGCGAATATCGCGCATTACATTGCTGTGCTTCTTATCGGTAAATTCAGCGATCTGACGAGAAGACATGGTCAGCGGTTTGGTGTTATCAACAACCAGAGACACGGAAGCAGTTTTAACAGTATTCATAGTAGTAACAGTATTCATAGTAAAAATTCCCCTTAAACGGTTTAGTGATTGATTCTCCTGTTTTTAACTGTCCACACGCCAACGGCGCGCGGAACAATTTTATTTATAAGAAGTTTTTATCTCATTTAGATTCAGCAATCGCGCGATCAATTTCTTCTTGAATGCGACGCTGGCGTTCATGGAAGTCAACCATTGAGAAATTCAGGTTTGGGGTCCACGGTTTGCGGTTCGGGTTTTTACGTCCATCAATTTTCTTAGTAGTGTTCATAATTAACATCCCCTTTACAAATCTAGGTCAAATAGGTTCAAAGTTGTCAAGTGCGATAATCATAAAAAAGTCAGAAATTTTTGTCAATACCCCTTGACAAGACGCCAAAGGGTTGACCTAACTTACAGCATATCTAAGCCTTCATCGTAACCGTAGAAGCCACCGTGAGAAGAAAAACAGATTGGAGCGTAGTCTTCGTCTTCCTCATCTTCTTCATCTTGTTCTGGGGCTTCCTGAGCGGGTTGTTTACCATAATCAGCCATAATCTGGTCAAGATCGGCGATCCCATAGTAAGAGCCTAAATCAACGTCATATTCACGAACATCAAACGGCAGGTCATCACGAACAATAATTGCCGGAATGTTGTTGTATTGTTCACGACCTTCATCAGTAAAGCAGTCTACGATCACCGTAGGGCGACCATTACGTTTAAAAGCATAGAAAGCAGTTGAGAAATTGGAGTCTTCGGAATGACGAATGATGTTATAACCACGATTAGCGAAAACATGCATCATAGCCAGATTATCATCATGGTTCAGACCCAGAAGTACGAAAGGAGTTTTAGTATTGATCATAGTGGTATCCTCTAAAAGAAAGTGAATCAAACAAAGTACACTAGTATTTATAACGAGAATTTTTTATCTATTTGGAAGTGATTAGATTCAGTCGGCTTCGCCTCCTTCATAGATTTTGATTAAATCATCATCAAAACGAAGAAGTATCTTTAGAATATAAGAATCTTTCTTTTGGAGAAATTATAATCAGGAAGCAATTTAGCAACCGAAGGTTGCAATCCCGAAGGGATACCAATACCTTTCATGATCATTAAAGTGATCTAGAATCATCTAGTAACCAGTTAACTACTATTATCTTCAAAGTGATTATTACTATCTTTCTAGAATCAGTTAGTAACTAGTTTAAAATCCCTTTCAAGAAAATCCTTTCAGAAGTGATTCTCGATGCCACGCAGTGGCGTCGCAGACGTTTGAGAGTGAGCGAAGCGAGCGAGCAAACTAGTTAATTCCTTCTAAGACCATCTAGTATCATCTAGTTTAAATTAGTGTTACTAGAAGTAATTGGTTAGCGCTTCGCGCAGTCGGGCTACGCCCTCCTAATATCTTTTTGGTTATTTGTTGTTTTTGGTTTTACACATGAGCGTAGCGAATGTGTTATATAATATCTATGCACGCCCGATCCCCGCTTTTGCCCCTCACTAAGTTAATGTTTTATAAAGAGTTTTTCTTACCAATCCTTTTCGGGGGCAAATTTCAGGGGCAAAAATTAGATTTTCAGGGGCAATTATTGGCATTTCAGGGGCAAAAATGAGGGGCAAAATCACCGTTTCCCAGAATTTCAGGGGCAAAAATAGTAGGTTTCAGGGGCAAAAATGGGATAGTGAAATCTAGGGGGATTTTGGTTCAGGGGCAAAATTCAGGGGCAATTTTCATAGTGTAGGGCTAGTGTAGGTTTGAAAGTCCTTTCTTGACACTATGTAGGTTTGGTGCTATACTTGACAATTCGAGAAAAAATGTGGTATAATATTTGTATTGAAAGTGAAAATTTACCGATTTTCCTTCCTATTGTTATCACCGTGTTAAATTGTTATATGTTTGTGAAGATTTGGATCTGAGAGAAAATCTTGTAACAAATCTTTACAATTCATAGCTCAATTAATGCTCACCGCTTTAGCAAAAAGTGCTATGCAATTTTCTAAATTGATTGAATAAACATCAATTTGGTTAATTCGTGTTCTTCTCTTTAGCAATTCGTGCTGCGGTTTAACACATTTAACACGTCTGATAACATCTGAATAACATTTTAACATATCTCTGTTATAAATACATATATAAGAGATAAATGTGAGGGGTTGAAAAATAAAATACAATCCCCATATAAATAATAGTGAGCGGTTAACGCTCTTTTTTAAGAAATCATTAATCCAGATTTAGGAGGATTTAAGATGGCACGACCTGTTAAGTTCACTCGTGAAATCGTTTTAGAAATGGCAAAGCGTTATTTTGAACTGACACCTGATGTAGTGATGGGTGAATGGTTTAAAGGTGAAGGTATTGATCAATCAACCTTCCACAAACTCTTAAAGAAGTATGACATTAAAGTAAAGATTACCGCAGAGGTGTGGTAATAACCTTTCACTGAGAATTATATGATGGCTTTAAAAAAGAAAAAGCCTCCCTTGTTGCAGCAAAGGAGGCTTGAAATGAACAATTAAAACTAACTTTCCACGGAGTATTTATAATGTTATTTTCCGCTAACTTTTTCACTAACGAAGTAACCAACGCTAAAGCAGTTATCAAATTTGGCACCGAAGCAAACAAGAAGATTCAGCCGAAAGTTGTTGCTCATGTTTCCTTTGCACAGCAGAAATCCGCTTTCGCTGGCTTTAAAGCACATCGTGAAGCACTGATCGCGGCTGGCTTTGGTGTTGACGGTAAACTGCCTAACGGCATTCGTAAAGCAATCGACCGCGTTAAACCTGCTAAAGACGTTGCAGTAGACCACATCGTTACTTTTACCGTTAAGAACTCTTCTGAACTGTTCCACCTGGTTATTGCTGGTGATACTGCTATCGTTTCCGCTCCTAACATGGATTTTCAGGATACCGCTGATTGCCAGATCACCTTCGGTCGTCGTAAAGAAGTTACCGGAAAAGCTAAACTGAACTTCACTAAATCCGGCAATCCTTACTTTGCTGTTTTCTTTAACAGCCACGCTACCGAAAAAGAAGTTGTAGAACTGGTTGCTTATGAAGGTGAAGAGAAAGAACGTATTGAATCTTGCGAAGCATTTCTGGAACTGGAAGCACAGGTGAATGCTGTTTCTCCGGTTGTTGAAGATCGCTTTGCTGCACTGGAAGCACAGATCGCAGAACTGAAAGCTGCACTGGAAGAAAAAGACCAGATTATCGAAGCACAGAAAGCTGAGATTGAAGAACTGAAAGCTAAAGAAGTTGCTCCGGTGGCAGTAGTTGAAAACGCGGCTGATGAGGCCGCAAATGATGAAGTAGAAGTGAAAATCGATGTGATGCGTGATCCGATGGCTGCACTGCAATTACTTCGTTCTTTTAAGGGCAAATCTCATTTTTCTAGTGATGTAGAAGATGAGGAAGAAGAACAGAAACGCAATGCTGCAATGCTTCATGATGAAATGTACGGTACTAACTTTTCTTACTGCCAATAAAAAAAGGGACTCCGAAGAGTCCCTAGTAAGTTTAGGTTAGGTTGCACAACAAAGATGAGGTTATAATGAACATAATGCTACATTATCTAGTAAAGCCAGAAAAATAACCGCCCCTTTCGAGGCGGGAGGATTAATACTCAATCTATACTTGTTATGTTTTTATGTTGTATAGTCACTGACTATGAAAACACTGTACTGAATGTGTTTTATGGCTTTTAATCGGGAACTCTCTTTCGAAAATTCCCTGTTAAAACCACATAAGGAGAAATGGCAGATTACAATATTATTTAGTCTGTTTGAAAACAAACGTTAAAAATTCGATTAAGCAATATACCCAGCATACAGTAAGCAGTAGATGCATAGAAATAGCCGGATGGAAGTTAAAAAGTGTCATACTAACTAGACCAACAATATAAGAAATCCCTTCGACAATTAAAGCTAGACTAGAAAATGCAACAAACGCACCTAAGAATAATTCAGCACGTTCTCGATTTTCGGTTCCGAGTTTATAAGCAGAAATAACAGCCAGAATAGTAATGATGACAGCATAGGTAATAAAAGTAGCCATAGTTTTATATCCTCTTAAAAGTTAAGCGGGGGAGAACATCCCCCGTAGACGTTGACCCGTTCAACATCTTTCATACATTTATTTATAACGCGTTTTAAGACACATCAAATTCATCGTCTTCTTCTGGTTCTTGTTCTTGTTCTTCCGGTTCATCCATTAATGGTAATTCTTCTTCCTCGTCTTCTCCCAAATCTGCATTTTCGAACAAGTCCCCTACTTCATTTAAACGACGCTCGATAATCTCCCTTAGCTTATTCTTTAATGTTTTCTGGTCAGTGGCAGATTCGAGAATTTCTAAAGCGTCGATTGTGGCGATCTGCAAAATAGTCTGCTTCACTTTCCCGCAGTATTCCGCTAGTTCCTGTTCTACATACCCGACCGGAATCAGGAGATTCATAGCTTCCTGGTTCTCTCGTTCGGCTGCATCCGCTAATGCTCTTTCCCGGCGCAACTTCTCAACATCTATTTGTTCTTTTATAGAAGTTTCTTTGAGCGGATTAATGATGTTCTTCAAGACCCATTCTGTCCCTTCTTTGGCTGGTACGCGTCGTGTATTGGTATTAAATGGCATTCCTCGTTCTTGCCATTTCTTAGCGGCGTTAATTGTATAGCCGTATAAGCGGGAAATTTCTGTAAGGGTTAATTCTTCTTTCAT